GCAGTTCCAGCAGTTCCTTGAGAACCTTGAGCACCAGCAGTTCCAGCAGTTCCAGCAGTTCCTTGAGAACCTTGAGGACCCATTAGAGTGCCAGCAATTCCTTGAGAACCTTGAGAACCTTGAGCACCAGAACCTTGAAGACCTTGAGAACCTTGAGAACCTTGAGAACCTGTAGCACCTGTAGTTCCTTGAGCACCAGAACCTTGAAGACCTTGCGCACCTGTAGCACCTGTAGCACCTGTAGCACCTGTAGCACCTGTAGCACCCGTAGTTCCTTGAGCACCAGAACCTGTCATACCTTGCGCACCTTGAGCACCTTGAGCCCCCTCAAACCCTAACATACCACGAGCACCAGTAGCACCTTGAGCACCAGAACCTTGAAGACCTTGAAGACCTTGAAGACCTTGAAGACCTTGAGCACCTTGAGCACCTTGAGCACCTTGAGCACCTATATCTCCTTGGGTTACAAATGGTGATATTCCTATTGTTGTGTCAATTTGTGGAATCTGAGAACTTGTAATTCTTGACGGAACCATTGACATTTTAAATTATAAATTATAATAATATTAAAATATTAATATTTTAAAATATAAAATAAACATTATCAAATAGTATATTATATGAGTTCTAATAAGGCAAATTTTGATTTGAATATAACAAACTATAAAATGGAAGAACTTGAGCAATTATTAGAATTACCTACATATTATGATGAATCTATTATTGAAATGAAAGAAACTAAATTAAGACAAAATATTATGAATGATAAAAATATAGCAAATGATATTAAATCAAATACAATAAATTTTATTACAGATGTTAAAAAAAAACTTGTGATTAATGTGCAAACACAAAGAAGCACAGGTATTTCCTCTAATATTAATTCATTAGCTAAAACATATCAAAACGTTTATAATTTAGATAAAGGTTTACATAGTTCAGATACAGTAGCTGGTGGTTCTACATTTATTATAAAACAACATCCAACAGCATATGGTCAATCACAACCAAGTGAATTTTATCCTGGGGCAATTAATCCATTGAATAAGCGTACATTAAGACAAAATATTAATATTGACACACGTTTTAGAGAAAACTATTATTCAACACAATCATCTAACTTTCATCTAGATTTACCATTAAGACTTACACAAGTGGTATCTTTACAACTTTCTGCATTAGAATTACCCACAACATTCTATGCAGTGTCTGCAGTTTTTAGTAATAATTTTTTTGTTTTAGAAGTACCTAGTATAACATCTTTGATTGTAACAATACCTGATGGCAATTATAATTACTCAACTTTTGTTGGATATGTGAATAATTTTCTTCAGAACCAAACAGTCAATATTTTATACAAGGATATTGAATTTATCGCTGACACAAATACAAATGGTAGCTCAGGTTCTAATAGAATGGTTGTTGGTCTAAAAGCTGGTTCTACAATATCTAATTATTCAATCAATTTCCAAACAGACAGATATGGTAATGAAGACAGACAAACACCTTTACCATTGAAATGTGGTTGGTTAATGGGATTCCGTGAAGGTTATTATGAAAATAATGTATCTTACATATCTGAGGGATTAATAGATTTGGTAGGAACAAAATATATTTATTTGGCAGTTGATGACTTTAATAATAATGTCAGCGATGGATTTTATGGAGCATTCACATCATCTATTTTAAATAAAAATATTTTAGCTCGTATTTCATTACAAGGCAGTGTTTTCAACATTTTAGCACAAAGTAATTTTATTTTAACCACAACACCTAGACAATATTTTGGCCCTGTTGACATACAAAAGCTACAAATACAGTTATTAGATGAATATGGTCGCATTCTTAATTTGAATAATATGGATTATAGTTTTTGTCTTACATTTCAGACTATTTATGATTTATAATATTTTTTATAATTTACTACTTGTATGATATGTTAACCATGACTCTGGTTTGTTCTTTTTGCCTCCATCGTAGCAAACAGCAAGTCGTTTGTCTATCATATGTTTATTTAAATGTAGGTCATCTAAATAAACATCTGCTAATATGCGGCCATATTTTTCAGTAGCCAAATTTTTTAATATTATTTGTTTATTTAATATTAAACTTTCTAGCTCTTTTTTAGCCAATTGAGCACATTGTTTTTCATCATCATTCTCGCCTTTTATTTCAGGACAATCAATCCCATTTAATCTTACTGAAAATTTATATAATGGCGACTTTTTATAAGGTAATTTGGATACAATTGTAATTGTATCACCATCATATACTTTTATTACTCGTCCAGAAGTGATTGGTGGTATAAAATGAACTGCTTCTTCATCATTATTTGTAGAGGCATTATTTGTAAAGCAACAGAACATCTTCTTATTTTTATATTTATATTTAAATGCTGTATCAAATATAATTAAATCAATTTTAATAATTGTTTTATAATGTTGTTACTTGTTTCTTCCATATTTACAATATTGTTTTTGCGAAAACCCTTTAGGGCGACTACAATTTATACTATTTTTGTATTTGCGTGACCATTTATGTCTCTTCTTTCGGGTTAACTTTGCCTTATTTTTTCTAGTTGATTCTCTAATATGTAAAGACATCATTATAATTATATATTAGATTATAATTAAAATTAAATGTATATTTTATTACTGTATATTAGATTACAACTAACAAAATGACAAAGACAATAGAAGATATGACAAATGACGAAATAGAAGAATATATTAACAAACATTTACCAGTTAAAAGTCTAGAAAAGGCAAAATATGGTGAAGTGTTTACACCTTCTGATTTAATTAAAAAAATGTTGGCACAATTTCCGACTAATTGTTGGTCTAATCCGGATTTAAAATGGTTGGACCCGTGTGGTGGGACAGGTAATTTTTTGATTCATATATATCAACGATTAATGGAAGGGTTAGAAAATAAATTTCCAAATAAGAGCAAACGCAGCAGCCATATTATTGAGAATATGTTATATATGGTTGAGTTAAATGCCAAAAATTGCGAGATTTGTCGTCAATTGTTTGGCAAAGGTGTAAATATTGAGTGCCTAGACTTCCTGCAATACAACAACAACATTGTGTTTGATTGTATTGTTGGGAATCCACCATTTCAAGATGATAGTACTATTAGCGGCACAGGAGGCAAGAGCAAGTTATATGAGCGAATTTTTATCAAGTCTCTTACAAAATTGGCAGATAATGGTTATTTGTCATTTTTAGTTCCGGATAATATGCTTAGTGGAAATGGTAATGTTGGTTACAATGAATTAATAAAAAACGATGTACAGTTTGTTAGTTTTAGTCCCGAAATACAGTCTTATTTTCCAAAAATACAGCAATACATATGCTATTTTATTATGCAAAAAAGGATGATTAAGGGACATACTATTATAGAAAATAATCATGGTAAAAATAAATACGGGGCTAATTTTACAACACATCTACTTGATAGACCAGTCAATCCAGTGCGCAACTGGACGCCTTATGTAGAAAAACTTGTAAAAAAATACATTACTAATGTTAGAAACAACGCAGTTTACAATCGCGGCAAACAATTGTCTTTGTATAATGGAACAAAATACCCTCTTATTTATACCAGTTCAAAAAAGCTACGAACTAACAAATTGGAATTAGCACCTGGAATAAATATTAAAAAAGCTGTTATTTTTGCCATATCACCCAATTTAGAATTTGAAATGGATTATAGTGGTAAATATGGTCTGGGTCCAAATACGTTTTATGTTCCATTTCAAACATTTGCTCAAGGTAAGCATTTAGAGGCATTTTTAAAAAGCGACCATTATAAGTTACTGGCTCTTGCGTGTAAAACGAGCAGACAGTTCTTAAAAATAGGATTTATAGAACATCTAAATTTACATAAAATAATAAATACGAAAGAAAATAAGACATTAAAAACAACTACTAATACTAAAAAAAATAAAAGACAAAATAAAAATAAAACAAGAAGAAAAATCAATGAATAAACTAACAAAATAAATAAAATTATTGTTATTATATAAATGTCTCATGCATTTAAAATAATACCTGCGAAACCTACTTTTGGTTCCCTGAACACAAATGCCTTTTCATTTCAAAGCGATTATATAACTTTAAAAAAATCTCGCATTGCTTACTGTAGTTCATCTGATATTTGCGGCAAGTCAATAAATATGCCAAGTTATAACCAAATGAATCTATTTAATAATGGGCGTAGAACCACTTTTAACTATTTAGCTAATAATCATTTAGTTCCATTCAATAAATCCAATTTAGTTGCCGGTCTTTATTCCAAGATGGACTTGAAAAATGTATGCACATTAATTAATGGGTTTCCTTGTAATAACATAGACACGTGCACCGCTTGTAAAAATGCGGTGAGTGTCAATACTGCGTCTACTGTGCCACTAAATTGGACAAATACAATTGACCCTGTTGGCGCCTTGTTTGGCAAGACTCCCTGTGGTATACAAAATTTTACAAATTATTCAACTCTGGGCTGTTAACCTTTTTAAGTTTAATATTATATTTTTATTCAATAATATAATATAAATGAGCTTTGATAATAATACCAATACATTTGATTTAGATATAAATAACTATACTATTCGCGAACTAATTAATTTTTTTAAGTTAGCCGACAAATATTCATTGGATGATTTAGATAGTAAAGAAGGTGAATTAATAAACACCATATTAAAGGTATATAAGGATTCTGATATTACTTATAGAAATGAAATAGTTCAATTTATTAAAACAGGAAAACAAATATTAACCGGTAAAATTCAACCATTCAATGATAATAAACGGATAAATAGACAAAAAAATGAATATGAACCAGATACTTATAAAAATAATGATTCTACTCCATCAACCATAGATGAATCATCAACCGCTAATATAACAAATAGTGGCAATTCTAATTCTATAAATGGCAAACCAGCAAATAATATTGGAAAAATAATCAACCCCGCGTCAGTTCATCCATCATTACAAAAACAATCTATACTGCCTAATTCAATTAATGGTTATAATGTTCATACTATTACATCAAATTATATATTAAACACATTATTTAGGGATAATTATTTTAATTCAATATCAAGTAGCTGTTCTTTTACATTGCCAACTAAAATTAAAAACGTGATTTCTTTAAGTTTATCTGGAATACAAATACCAAATGTATCAAATACATTTTCAGCAATTAAAGAAACAAATCAATTATATATTTATGAAGATATTACTGGGTTAAATGCTATTGTTGCTATTCCATTTGGCAATTACAGTAGCACGACATATCCTCCTGTATTAGAAGAGGCTATAAATCTTCAAGTTATTGGAACATATATTCCAGGTGGTCCAAATCGGTTTACTGTTGGCATAAATTCAAATAATAATACAATTTACATTAAAAACAGTACATATACATTTAGAATGAATATTGTAAAAAAGGTAAATAATGTTGCGGATGATTTTAATTGTCAAAATAGAATTTATAATTTGCAAGCAGGAACTAATTATGATGATGTTGATGCAAAACTAAATCTTAAACCATCCGATTATACTAATACCATGGGATACATAGTTGGGTTCAGAAGGATTGAATATACCGGTTTAAAATCATACTCAGCAGAATCCCCTTTTAATGATTCATTACAAGATTATTACTATTTTGAATTAAATGATTATAACGATTATCAATCAGAAACAACCTTCGGTATTTTACCTACCTATGTTCTAAGCAAAAATATTATTGCTGTTTTACCTATAACAACACCAAAATATATTGCGAGTTTTGATAATAATTCAAATTTTATTTATAAGACAAGAAATTATAATGCACCGGTAGATATTTCAAAGATATCAATTAAATTCCTTAATCCACAAGGAGGTATTGTTGATTTACATTATGTTGATTTTGCATTTTGCTTACAAGTAACAACAGTTTATGATAATTTGATGCCTTATAACACAAATGATGTATCAATAATATAAGTTATTTTATTATTAAAGCATACGTTTTGCTGTAGATGCAATTTTTCTATATTTCTGTGTGCCTTTAATAGTTGAATATTCTCTGGCACGTATATAAGCAGCATAAACACCTTTTTTGTTAATTTTACATGTGTTTTTTGTGCAAATTGGGAATGTTTTATTTGGTCCCAAGAAGCACTTTTTGCCACATTTATGAAGCATGACTGTGCGCTGATGTGCCCCTGGACTTATTTTTGTCCATCCTTTTAAATATTTACCACGCCCTTTTACACCAGTCTTTAATGTCTGTCTAGGCATTTTTATAATATATACAAAGAAGATTATATTTGTATATTATAAATAGAAATGAATTTAATAACAGATGATACCCATGATACAAATATAGTATCGGATATTCTTAAAAAGAAAAATATATTAGAAAATATGGAAGATGGTTTTTCTAAAAATGTTATAGATACAAATATAAAAGGTATATTATTTGATGATGATACCAATTCAGATGAAAATAATTATCAATCAGAAGATGAAAATTTAATCACACTATCCGCAAATTCTGTTGTTAATATAAAAAAGGATGTTAGTTCGTTTAAGAAAGTAGAATATAAAGAGGTAGAATATCGTATTGACAAGGCGTATTTTGACATTAATCAAAAATACAGTAGTGCCTTGGATATTTTAGCCAGTTATTTAAAAGGTCATAAAATTATTTATATGGAATCCAAATTCTACTGCGAAACGCATTTAAATATGTATATGATGCCAGCAATTTTACTTTCAAGTGCTGCCACTGTATTAACATCCTTTGTTACAACATCATTTAAATGGGGTCCTATTTTTATTGCTTCATTAAATGCAATAATTGCCTGTTTATTGGCAATCGTGAATTATTTAAAATTAGACGCAGCGTCTGAAGCGCATAAGATTTCATCCCATCAATATGACAAATTACAAAGCACAGTTGAGTTTACGTCTGGCTCTGTTTTGTTATTTAGATATAATGATTTACAACGTCTAGAATATGAATATGAAAAGCTTGGTGTTTCAAGGTGCGAAAATAAGGAAATTGCGTATATGACAAATTTAAAGAAACAAATAGATGAAAAACGAAATGAAATTGAAAAGGAAATGAAGCAAAAATTAGATGATATTGAGAAAAAGATTGCTGAAATAAAAGAGACCAATCAATTCATTATTCCTCGTAAAGTCCGATTGCGATATCAAGTTACGTATAATACAAATATATTTTCGGTTATAAAACGTATTGATGACCAGCGCAAGAAATCTATAACAGACCTAACAAATGTTAAAAACGAAATACGTTATTTTATTAATTTGAAAAATGTGTATGAAACTGAAAGCACTTGCGGCGAAAACAAGGACAAAATAAAGGCGATTGCTAGAATAGTTATTAAATTATTTGAGAGGAAAAGAGAATTGCTCCAGGAAATCATATTATTGAAATCCGCATTTTCAATCATTGACCAGATGTTTCATAAGGAGATTAAGGATGCTGAAATCAAACGGTCTAGTATTTGTTGTAATAATGATAATAGTGATAAAAGCAATCCAGAAAAAATGAATGATTTTATTTCCAACTTAATGGACCCATTTGCGAATTATAACAAGGAAAATAAAAATAATAAAAATAATAAGGATTTGTATTACGATGATTATCGGATATTGTATGATATAGATACTAATACTCGTGAGACAAAATAATTTTAGTTTATTGGGTAATCTTTAGTTTGGTTTATATTTTTTTAATTTATATTTTTTTAAAAAATATATAAATTTTTATTTATTTTTCCGACTTGCCGGAATCGAACCAGCGACAATTTGATTACTTTTTTTTTCACAAAGTTATGACATCTACAGTCAAACGCTCTACCAACTGAGCTAAAGTCGGATTTTATTTTGGTTTATTTTAAATTAATGCAGTTAGGGGTATAAATCTCAATTAGACGTTGAATTTTTGTTATTGCTGTATCCTAACATATTAGTATTTATAAAGTCTTTAAGTTGTTTTAATATAATAATATATTATTCGCAATTAATTTATTCCCTGATAAGATGTTGAATACCATTTGGGTGGCACAACAGTCGTATTTGATGTATTACATGCGTTGCCGACACTAGTCACTGATGTTCCACCAGTTAAAATGCCTGTGCCGTTTTGGACAGCATATGGAAAGGGCTTTTGAGCAGGACTTGGATTCACACATTTACGTTGAATGCGCAATGTATGCTGACTGGAATCTTGAGGTTGTTTAATAGTCTTAGTATAAGCAGCATTAGACTGCATTAAATTCATTTTATATCCACGCGCAGGAGTTGTGTGACACAATGTTGAACCGCATTTTACTATATTACCTACATATTTTTCTTGGTTATTTACATCCACGACACAATCACTGGCTGCACTTAGATTCTGAATATATAAACCTTGACTCGCACTATCTGTTTGATTTCCACTGTAAACTGGCTGAACCCAATAATTCGGATATTGTCCTGAATGAATCCATCTAAATCTCTTTTTCAACATTCCATTGGTAGACAAAACTGATGGTTTTATGAATTCCCATTGGTTTCCTGTAACGGTTACAATTCCTTGGCCAGCATTAAGGACAGGCTCTGCCACATAATATTGACCTCCGTTGCCTCCGTTACCAATAGCATGGATGCCTTTGTATCTTGTACCTTGTTGACTAAACTTCATATCTTTTCCTACTGAAATAGACCTATGTGAGCCTTGTAATGAGAAACCAGATGCACCATAATGATTTATGGCATCTGAATACATAACAGATGTTAGTGAACCCGGTACACCATAAGGGCCCTGAGTTACCCAATAACCACCTGGTGGCTTACCAGACCTTTTTGTAGCAGATGACATATAATTGGTTGTTTTTTTCTTTAAAGTTGCGAGTGACATATATGATAAACAAAGATTAAATTATATTAGTAATAATATTTTGTTATTTAAACAATGTTTTAAAAACCAGTATATTTTTGTATAAAAAATTGGCTTCAAAATAGTTTCTATATATTTTATTCTTTGTTTTTCTTCTATTTCAACAATTTCTTCATTCAATAAACAATAAATTATGAGAGCAGCTAAACTATAATAGCCTGCTTTACAATCTATTTTGGATGGCAATTTTGTTAGTTGTTTTATATCCGAACTAACAAATTGTGGTTTTAAAAATGGATTCAAAAATAACATATTATTATTTGTAACTGGTAGCAAAGTATCTGGGTTTATATTTATAAAAACAGTGTCATTAATTACAATTATGTCTCTTACACTAACACCATAAAATGCATAATTTGTTCTTTCTAGATATATAATTTGTTTTGTTAGCGTATCTATCATTTTAATACATTTGGCTTCTGTTAGTGATTCTTCCTTATCTAAATAGTCGGACAATGTGCTTATTTGTTCTGCTGTAAAAAAAATGGCGTCTTCTTCAGCATTATAAAAAGCATTTGTTAGTATCCCTGTTTTTAACAATGACAAATATAAAGGAGTTTTATATTCACCTTGTAATAACAACTTATAACTTGAGCCTTTTCCTATTTTGGTTATTTTGTTTTTGTTCATTGATATACAATTTATAAAAAAATATGTAAAGTAACTTAATTTTAGTCTGAGAGTATATTTATTTGTGCCATTTATTTATAAATACCTTCCAATACCACGGATTATTGTGCACTATTTTGATATCTTTGCCCGATATTAGACGTTGTTGGATAGTTAAAGTATCATCATTTGTATTCCATTTATGAAAATGAATATATGCGCGTTTGTAATTTTCACCCTTCTCTGTTTTTCTTTCAATAATGTCTATGCGATTAATCGGCCCTAGATTTATTTTCTCAAATATACCTCGTATATATCGATGACTCACATTTTCAAAAATACGTGGTATACACAAGCTTGGGTTTATAATATCTGTATTAGTATCCATTATGATTTATTTAGTTGTAAATAATCTATTTATAATCTCAATTTTTTTATAATTTACAGGTTACAGGTTACAGGTTACAGTTTGTTAGTTGTTACAAGAAAAAATTGAAGTTTTCATTGGTTTATAACAAATAACTATAACTAATAACTAATAAAATGAATACAAATATTATTAATCACTATCATTGCTCATATTGCGGCAACCCTGGACATAATATTCGTTATTGTACCAGCCCTGAAATTCGCAATATTGAACAAACTATTGCCACCATTTATTATTCACTATTACAACAAAGTGTTCTTTTAAATTTAAACGAACAAGATACTGAGGAGTTATTTGTTAATTCTCTTATACAAAGATATTCGTTAAGAGACCTACGGGTTTTAGCGGTTACGACTGCCGGTGCTCTTGCGTCTGGTATTAATAAACGGCAATATGCTGTTATTATATGTTCATTATATAAACAGGCGTATAATATTATTATGTATCAATATAATTATGTAAGAAATTTAACAGGCGATTTTGATGCTGCCGCTACAGTTCCCAAAAAATTTAACATTGCACCTATATTAAATATTGAAGAGGAAGAAGAGGAAGAAGAAAAAGCAGTTTGTGAATGCGCCATTTGTTTGAGCGACGGTGTTAAGTTAAGAGATTCTGTTAAGTTGAATTGCAGCCATCAGTTTTGCGGTGAATGTGTAATCAAAACACTTGAGACACACAATTCTTCTAACCCTTGTTGTGCATTATGTCGCGCTACAATTTCTAATATTACGGTGAATAACAGCGACAATTATGACAAGGTTGCTCAGTATTGTTTTATTTAAAATTTGATTTTGAATACGATTTAAAGACTATTTACACTTAGTATTTATAAATAGAAATGAATTTTTTATCTAATAACAATACCAATATTTACGCATTTAATAGTTTTATGAATACATTTTTACATACTACTGGTCACGACCGTTTTATGCATTTAAGAATTTTTATTGATTCTGATTCGGATGAATTGAAAAATATATATATAAATTCTGCTGTAAATCACAATCAAAAGATTATGTCGGACCCGCATTTTTTTGATGCTGGATTTGACTTGTTTCTACCTCAAAACACATCATTTATTTCGGGACATGTGAATAAGGTTGATTTTAAAGTTAAATGTTGTGCTCAAATTCACCATTTATCTATGAATAATGATGCTGCTTATAGAAGTTATTTTAGCGGCTTTTATGTCCATCCTAGGTCCAGTTTATCAAAGACACCGTTGCGTCTTGCTAATTCTACTGGCATTATTGATGCTGGATATAGAGGTAACTTGATTGGAATGCTTGACTGTAATAGAGCAGAAGATGATGACTATACAATGGGAGAATTTACACGTTTACTCCAAATTTGTGGACCTAGTTTGATGCCCATTTATGTTGAAGTTGTAGACCATATTGAAGATTTGGGACCTATCACTACTAGAGGTGGAGGAGGTATTGGGTCTACTGGCATCTAATTGTTTTGTTGTAGTTTTAAGTTTTAGTATTATTATAATATAGGTTATAAATGTCTATTATTAGTGAATTGTTTTCTGAAAAAAATGCAAATGTTATTATTGGTATACTGGCATTTTTGACTGTATTATGGCTTGTTATATTTGCAATTCCTAGTTTATTTGTAAGCTTATTTAATACCATTTTAGGCAACCTTATTTTACTTGGACTTGTTATTTTGACAGGAATGTATAATCCAATTGCGGCAATATGTATTGCTATAATATTTTTTATACTAGTCCGCTTTTCACACATGTCTTCAACAACAAATGTAAAAACTTAATCAAATACGATATAAATTTATTTATAGTTATAATTTAGTATGAGTTATAACTATAAAAATTATGAGAAAATAATTAGTATTTTGTTGGCTATTTTATTTTTGGGTGTGATATTGTATTTTGACTTCTTTTCTTTAAAAGTAGAAGAAGGATTTATAAACGCAAGTGATAAAAATGCAAGTTATAAAGACGACAGTAGCAATCCTAGTTTTACCCCCTGGCCAAAAGATTTGGTTAAAAGATTCAATGTTTATCAGGCTACTGTTGGTGAAAATAATTATCAATACAATATGCGCATTTTAGAGCAACAAGCATCAGCGGCAGAAGCCGAAGAATTATTGGCGACTAATCGTTGGCCATGGTCAGACAAAGTAAAACAACAATATATGGATGCTGTTTCACATAGTCCTTTAATTAAAATAGATAGTGGTGAAGCATTAGATTCAGCAATGAAAATATATAACGAAAACGCAATTAAACAAGTTCTTGCTTACAACACAAAAGAAGGCAAGTTTCTTTTATATGGAATAAAAACGGGACCCAATGATTTTGATACAATTAAATGCTCTGGCGATTTAGGTAACTCTGTTCTACAAAAAAATGTGTTTAACAGCTACAATTTGTGGAACGGATATAAAAATACTGAAACTACCACAATAAAGAATGAAGATATACCTTCTCAAGTAAGTGGTTTCAGTTTTGTAAATGGACCTTGCAACCCTTGTGTAGCAATAAATGAATATCCTGACCATAGTTGCCCTTTTAAAATCAATGTGAATGATGGGTCTGGTAGCAAAACTAGTTCTATTTGGTCTGACTTATGGCATTTATAGAAATTATTTTATTCAGAATCATAATCAATTGGTGTACTACTTACTCCCCGCATAAACCTCACTTGACTTAGGGTTGAATATGGCGATTCTAATTTTTTATTATTTTTAGAAGCAGCATTTATATTTAATTTTAGTAACATTTTGTTATAGTCATCTTCCTTGTCATCATCTTCATTATTATCGTATTCCCTTTGAGCATATTGATAATAATCATAATCAGAATCATCAACGTCAGGTTCACAAGTATATGTCTCTTGTTTGCCTTGTGAATCTAATCGTGAATTGATAAGAATATTCGCATTCTTTTTATCAATACTATCTATCGCCACTGTTAAATCTTTACAAAGTCTTATGTAAAATAGGTCTGTTTGTAACTGATTTTCCTCCATATAAAACATTAATCTAAGAGTTAATAATTTTAGATTTCGTTTGATTTCCTTTTGTTTATTTTGGGTTTCTAATATTGTTTTTTCATTCTCTTCCATTTTTGCTTTTAATTTTTTAATCATCGCAATAGTGTTTGGGTCATTTTTATCATTCTCTAAGTCACTATCATATAAAAATTTACTGAATCTGTCTTCCTTTATTTGTGTATTTTTAAATCCTTTAGAATATTCTAACGCAGTATGTAATAACTCCAATACATCTTGTCTATCTTTATATCTAATTATAGTGTTAGAAATTGTATATTCAGAAACTGAGTGATGCTGTTGAATATTATTAAATGACCAATCCATATTAACTTGAATATTATTAGATGAACCTCTACGAATATGATATGTTTTTATTTGTTCAGATGCGATGCTTTCTACTTTCAATATATTTGACCATTGTCCTGTTTCAAAATTATATATTTCACCATTCTCTATATTAATATTCAAATCTGTTAGCGTTTTAAACTCAATCGCGTGTATTATTTCACCTACATATAATCCTATGGTTTCGGCTTCATTAATATGCTTGAAAATCGTGGAGTTTGCTGAAGAAATTATTTGTAGAGCATTTGCGTCATAATCTGTACCAATGCCTAAAATTACATTTTTTACCTTTTCTGGCATAAATGTTTTTAGAATGAATGGATTCGTTATGCCTTCAGTGGCATTACCATCCGTTAGCAAAATGTGGACTTTTTCTATTTCTGAATTGAGTTGTTCTGTGTCTAAAATTTGCGATGCTGTTTTTAATGCCATTTCAATATTTGTTGAATTTAGAGGAACCAATTCAGCTATTTTGGGAGTAATATATGTCTCCAAATTGTGGTCTATTAAATTCTCAATGTCCAATATTTTATGTATACCTGTTTCAAAACCATTAATTATTACAGATATTTTTTGGTATTTGAAGTCATTATACAATGTTGTTAATAAATTGGTTATTATGGTCTTAACATGATGTATTTTTGTTTGTTTATCTTTACATCTTTCATTCATAGACCATGATATGTCTATATTAAAATATAATTGTAGATGATGAATTGATGATTTGCTAATTGCTTCAGATGTAACTTCTAGTGTTCCAAAATAATTATTGGGTTCTTGACTTAACTCTTCTAAAAAAGTGATTTTGGCACTTTTTAAATAATTTATATTTGGAAATGATGACATTGTATATGGGTATAACTAATATATTATCTTTAATAAAGTTTAATAATATATTTATTTGAGTGATTGTTTTTATTGATTGTTTTATTGGTTTGTAATAAAACAATTCTTGCAAATAACAATTTAAACCTAATATGTATATTAAAATATTATAATGGAATCTAATTCTACTACTCAACTTCCTACTAGCGGGAATGTAAAAACGCGACTTGTTGATGTTCCTATTACCAATCAGAATGAGGCATTACAACTCATTGTTACCTTTTTGAACTTGGCGCAAAAGAGAGGAGCATTTACTTTAGATGAATCCGCAAAATTATGGGATTGTGTTAAACATTTTCAGTAAAAATTATGATTAACCTTACTATTATAGCATTACAAATTTGTTAATAAATAAAATAAAAATTATTTTATTTGATTTATTTGATTTTACAAAATATATTAATCAAAAATATATTATAATTATATTATTACTTAAATTTTTTTTGTGACTTATTATTATAATGACGACACAAACGCCAACAGGGTCAATACAAAGCGCTGGCATAGGAGTTGCTTCCAGTAGTTACTCATCTACGTCTGCTACAACTTCTAGTTTTCTTGTAGGTGGATACTTTGGAACAACAACAGCACCTGCATTTTTTAATCCATTTATAAGTTCAACTAGTGCTATTAATACTTCAGCAAATGGAACATCATCTACCACAGCATTTACTGCTAACCATGTTAATACTTATGTATCAACTGTTACTGATATATCAAAGTTTTTAACCAAGGCTCCAGCTAATTCTGCGTATTGGTTTTCAGGTGGTTCACTAATAGCTACTGGTGCATTACCAACTTCGGGCTCTCTTACAAATAAAACCTTAATTTTTATTAATGCTGGTGGTAATCTGAGAATCATGCAAATACAAACTAACAGTGCCGGGGACAATTATCTTATTCCACAATTTACTAGTACTAGTCAAGCACTAGCACTAGCAAGTCTGCCACTAGTAGATAATTACCCATTTTCAAAATTTATTACATTAACATCAAAGGTTATTTATTCTAGTACAGCCTCTAAAATGGATGTATATTCTTCTACTGATACTAGCTCAACAATTGTTCCTGCTAGTCAAGGTACTTACTTACGTGTAACAAATAAATCAAATTTGTTTAGTAGTGCTACAGTTAATCTCCTATTAGGTGGCTCTAGTTCAAATGTATTAAAAGGTACTGGCAATGTCACTGGCTCTACCAGTACTCAAAATATTGGCAATCCTTATTCAGCACATATAGTTTTAACTAGAAACAATGGTCAACAATCTGTTTTATTGCCATTTAACAAATCTTCATTTTTAAATGTTACTGTTCCTGATTTGAATAAAGGAGATTATATTGACTTTTATATGGTAAAAAACCAAACCATTCTAACAGGGTCTAGTAACAGTGTCACATCCAATTTATTAATAGGATTAGATACACTTTTATACATTCCGGCTAAACTCACAACGACTGCTAGTTCTACGTCTTGTTACTATAATAATGAAAAACAGTTGACATTTACTTGCACTCACATACCAAATAATGTTAACGCGGATACTATTGTTGATCAATATGTTAAATTAACAATTAATAATGTTAATTGGTCAATAAACAGTGTTTATTATGCCAAAATTGGTTCTAATAACACTGCTACTATTATATTACCTTCAGATACAACATTAACTGTTGGGTCATTCTACGCATCTTTTTCATATGACCCTGCTGATACGTGGACAAATTCTAATATAGCAAACGATAAGAGCAATGCCGATATATTAGCTGAAAATAGTAGCGCGATTTATCCGGATGTTAAATCTCATTACACTACTAGTATTAGTAGTAGTACAAATGCTATAAGTTTTACAGTGGCAAAAATGATAACAAGTGTTGTATATAATGGGTCAATTACAACAGGTTATTATTCAGTTTTAAATACTCTAAATTTGTCTCAAATAACTGTCTATGATATTTCATTGGGTGAGGCAAATAAAAAGGTCATTACTTATCCAGGTAAATATGGTTTATACATAAAGAAATCAGACAATACATCTTTGTATTCGTTAACTGAACAGGCCAGTAGTACTACTATGTCGTTTTTAGTATCTGTCGTCCAGAGTACTATCAACTTATTACCATCTTCGTCATATAATTTTTATTACACATTTACACCCACAGATAGCACAAACATTACTGCTACTACTTCAAATTCATATTCATTTACAACAGAGACACCTTATCTATCGTATACAATAGATAATAGTACACCTTTATTATTTGAATCTGTATTATTAACAGCATCTTTAAAAGATAGCAGCAATACTTTGTATAGCAATAATAATGTTTCTGGGATACTTAAATTTGTTTTAGATAATGATGGTGTTAGTAACTCATCCTTTATAGAATTAACTACCAGTTATGATTCATCAACCAAACAGTATTCTGCTTCATTTACTCCTAAGGAATTACAGCAAATTAATTATAATTTAGAATCTAACTATTCTATTGTTACTAACAGTAATTTTTCATTTGTCAATAATATTGGCACCAGTATTGTCTCTAACTCCAGTTCGCAAACAATTTCTGTTAAGAAACCCAACTTAAGTTTCTCAATTGACAATCTTAGTCCTAAGTTTTTAGATACTGTTACCTTAACAGCAAGCTTCACGCAAAATTCCAATGTATCAAATAGTTTTTATACAAATACCACATTTCCAGGAGCCGCAGCATTTTTGGTAGGGTCTCAATTATTAACTGCTACATACAACTCTGTCAATAAAACATATGTTGCTACATTTACACCTAAAAATATTAATATGTTGTATAGTTTGCAAACTCAATATCTTGTTTCATTAAATTTTTTACCTAGTGTAAATAATGGTGTTCAAAATATTCCCAGTATTAGTGGCTCAACAACAAATAATGCTGTTACATTCTATGGTTTGAAGATTGTATCTACTATTGATAAAACAACTCCTAACGCATATGATTCAGTATCTATTACAAGTAATATTTATGACAATGTGGATGGTTCTTCCATTATATCTGGGTCTATTTTATCTGGACAAATGCGTTTTACTATGGATGCCAGCAACATTTTATCAACTACATATGACTCAAATAATTCTTATTATAGAACCACATTTCAACCCAATTCATATCAACTATATAACAAATTGGGTCAAATAAATATTCCTATTAGGTTTGTCCCTGATAATAATTTAAATGTGTTTATTGGCACTTCTAGTGTCAATTTTACTACACAAATAATTCTTCCTAGTATAACAGTTACACCTCTATCTGAAACTCATAATTTATATTATAATGAGACTGTAACTACTACTATTAGCGGCATTTCTGGACATAACGACTTAGGTACATTATATGTTTTCGGCGAGCCTAAAAATGGTGTCCAACAACAACTCTTTGTTAAATCAGATATTGCTTTAAATAGTTCTCCAACGGATGTTGAAAATTTGCGCGCAGTCGATATGTTAAATACGGCAAATGGTGGCAAATCTGTTTCTGATTTGTTATCTGGAGAAGATATTGATGGAATAATTAGATGGGTTCCAAATACGTCAGTTGCTGATATTTATTCTACATCAGTTGAAAAAGCCTTCAAAATTACATTATCTAACACAAATGTATCCTTTTCAACACTTTCATTTGATAAAACTTCATGTAAATTTACTGAAAGCATTACAGTTTCTGGTTCTATTTCAACAGTATATGGAGAACAATTGTATGGCTTAATTAACGTTATGAATCAAACTGGGGATGTAGATATGAATAATTCTGTAACATTATCTAGTAACAATACATTTAGTATTACTTTAAGCTCCGACATTGTCCAAACACAAAATTTGTATCTCCAATTTGTCCCTTTATATCCTAATGTATATAATTTGGCAAATAGTACCATTTTTACAGTTAATTTCACAAAGTATAGCTTGAATCCAGTAATTACAGTTACAAATACTAATACTAACAATACATATTCACTCGTAACTTCTACAAATGCTTATAATTTTAGTTATATTGATAATTTTAGTATAACACTTTCAGGATTAAATGTTATTGAACGTGATTCAGAAAATGATGCCATCCATGGTGCAAATGTACGTATTACAATTGGTTCATTTTATGACAGTGGATTATTGTCTCTTGACAGTAATGGGTCATGTGTTGTTTCCGATATAAATATTGCTAATTTAAATCATATTGCCAATGCAAATTTAACCTCTGGTAGTAGTTATCCATTAACTGTTGTAATTACAAACTACGATTCTAGCAAATATACAATTGCTGACCCATCTAAAAATATAATTGTTTCTAAATCAACAGTTAAACCAACATTTAACAGTTTCAAATTTACAAAAGTTTCAAATGGATTAACAACAACAGTATTTAAATACAATAAACAGCATAATTTATTCGTAAAAATGAATTTGATTCCATATGTATCAGAAGGAATAGCGCAGTATTTATCAATAGATGGTAAATTTAATTTAGTTGTTAGAAATACAACAACAAATTCAGTTAACACATATCCTTTGAATAATAATGAAGATGTTAGTATAACAAATCAAGAAGATGTAAACATTTCTGAATTTAGTGCTATTGATAATAATATAGACCCCAATAGTTATGGATTTAAAATACAATTTGTTTCCAATGACCCAAATATTAGTGCTTTTTATTCTTCAGAAAGTATTGTCTCAGTTGAAGCAGATAATTTAAATTCTCTTGATGCGGTTTCAATAACTAGCTCTACTAGTAATGAAAATATATATTATAAAGAATCATTTACAGTTAATATATCATTGCAGAATGATGGATTTGATGGCAATTTTGAATTATGGTGTAAAGACCCCGCAAATAGTAGCGACCAGAAATTGGCTACTGTCTATATTTCATCTAATTCCACAAATATTAATTATAAGCCTCTTAGTGATATCTCTTATACATTTAACTCCAACGCAATCCAATTTGATATTACAAGTGATGTATATCAGACATATAATTTATATGTTAAATTCAACTCTACAAGTGCCCAATTCAATAGCAATACATTTTATGGTTACTCAGTTGATATTTACAAAATAAGTGTACATTTGAATACTATTCAAATTAATGGTAATTCTATCACTTATAATAATTTTGATTACGTGTATGGTGAAACAAATGGTTTTGCTACCATTTCCGGAACAATTATAGATGATGATGGTCATTATGTATCTACTGGTTACTTAGAAGTTATTGGATATTTTGTTCCAGATAATGATGGTAACTTTACAGATACTACAGATAACATAATACCTTTTTACTTAGCTGAGAATTCATATTCTAATACAATTCCTGTTATAAATGGAGCATTTAGTGGGTCTTTGTTGTTAGACCCTACTTCTAAATTATACCCTACTTCAGACATCGTATTAGTATATACAAATACAATCAACTATAATAAAAAATACTTTACAAATGATTCTACTGATGATATTGCTCCTGGTCAATATTCAATTGTTACAACTGATAAAACTTTATCTATTAATTCATTTACTCTAGCAAAGTCAGTAAATAATAACTCATATAATTACTTATGGCAAGAAGAATTATTGAAATTCAGTATAGAAACCAATGAATCATATGCTTCTTTAGTAGGCACTACCTTTTCTATTACATTTTTGAATAATAATAGTGATGCAGTAAAGACATATTCTAATTTAACAGTTGTCAATGTTGGAGGAAAGGGAGGTTGTTACTTGTCTATAAATCCTAGTCTTGAAAAATTACAATACATTGTTGGTGGATATAGTGTAAAAGTATCATTCACAGGTAAGGGTTTCAAGGATACAGAAAATGTACTTTTTGATGGTAACAATGCTGTTGTGTTTAATGTAATAAAAACAACCCCAGTTATCAGTTTGACAACGTATGAAACTGGCACCACTAATCAAATTAACACAATTAATTACGAGCAAAATGTTGATATCTTGACTCGTGTCCAATCTCAATATACTTTGCAAAAATTATCAGATTCAAAAATTGATACAATTGATACATATAACAATGTTATTCATGTTTCAGATACCAGAACAAGAGATATTATTGGTCAGATTAATTTATCTAATGCCAATGACGCTGGATATGTGCTCGAACCATCTACTCTTACTCTTCAAGCTAGTGCTAATGCTCATTTGCTATCTACTAATTCATTCAACAATATTAGTGGAACTTGGGGTCAAGTTTATAGTGAACAAACATACCCCAAGGACAATGCTTATTTCACTTTTAAAGTCAATGGTATGACTGCTAATAACACTTTAGATTTACAAATACCAAATGCTGGATATCAAATCTCTATGAATGGTAACAATATGACTTGGAATTTGGTTGGGGGAAGTCCCGGTGGAAATAAATCATTTGTAAATGGGGACGTTTTTCTTTTTGTCGCACTTACAAGTGGAGTTAAAGTCTATCAAAATGGAATACTAAAGTCATCTATGGCGTTAAATTCTAATATTACAGGTTTATCTTTATATTTGAACACATTAGGTCCTAATTTTTCTTTGACCAATATTGCAATGGGTACTACTGCTTCTGGATATCCGATGGTTCTATCAAACAATTATAACCCTAGTGTCTTGTCATCTGACGGTAAAACCCTTAATTTTGTTTCAGGAACATCTTTTGCTGGTTTAACTGTCAACTATGCCCCTAAAAACAACTGCTCCTCTGATTTATCTAGTATTACTAAGTTTTTAGCTTCATTAACCGTGACCGACACTTATTCTACTATGTATAATTCAGCTACATATTCACCTGCTTTCACTATTACCAAATACAGTCCTGCTGTAAATATTACTCAAATTAATGTGATTGACAGTAATGGTAACGATGTTACACACAGTGTTGTAAATAACAACGGAGTTGATGACTTAAATATTTACAATGAGCAAAATAATAACAGAACATCTACCATTGTTTACAATGGGTATATTAACTATGATGAGCAATGGAAAGCTATAGTAACAATAAATAGCGATATTCCTGGTATATTGACATACCAATATTCACAATCTGGTTCACCGACTGTTTTCAACACAGTTAGTCCAACTGCAACTATAAATACTGGAACAGGAACTGTGACATATATTGCTAGTTTTAATAAAAAACTAATACCTATTCCTTCCAATTCAAACAGTTATTCATTGAAAGCAATATGGACACCTACACAAGGCAATTTCTATAATCAAATCACATCATCTACATCGGGATTTAATGTTTATCAAGCCAACGCATTTGGACAAGGATTTATTTACTTTGATAGTGTTAACAATACAACAACCAGTAAGCTTATTTCAAATAGAAGCGATTCTTTATTCATGTATGCTAAAATGATGTTTGATGCTAATTTAACTGCTGCTGAACGTTACTGCCAAGTTAAATTCTATAAGAATACATTTGATAATGCCAATCTTATTGCTACTAATGATTGTATTATTGATGCTAGAACAAATGTCTCAAGCAATTCTAACAATGTTTTTCCAAACTGGTTGTCATTCCCATATATAGCTGGTAAAGGCAATTATATTATTAAGGCACTATTTACACCTCTCAATAGCGATAACACTAGAAATACGAATTACCCGATTATTGCTTGTGAATTTAATCCATTGACCTTAACAGTTAGACCTTATTTATCAATGTCTTCAAGTGGCAGTTATCTCAATGAAGGTACAAACAGCTTTACATACAAATATAGTGATTCTATATCGCGTGAATTTAATTTTTCCAGTGGTATTGGACTTTCTGCGTTGAATCCTTATAACAAGATGCGTTTCAATGTTAGCTCTAATGCTGTTATTGTAAAAACATCTACTTGTTATATTGTTACAAACGGAGCCAATAATGGAACAATTGTTGTTAGTAACACATTAATCAATTCTAACAAGGATATGACTATTACTATATCTAATTTTGAAAGATTACTTTCCTCATCTGCTTCCAATACGGGTTATGATATTATTGATGCTGCTTTAATGCCTGGAACATATACAGTTACTTTCTATGCTTATGATGAAAATGATGAAGCTAACACTAAAACTGAATCAGTTTATTACACATTTACAGTTTCTCAGAAACCTTTGTTATTAACTCCGGCCTTTGATAAGTATTTTATAAATTACAAGGGAGGATTGACATTTTCAATGAATATCAAGGATTCTTCAACTGGAAATAAATACAAGATAGACAATGGTAGTTTAACATACACATTTAAAGGGTCTGCCAATAACTCAATTACTAAGACATTGTTAAACACTGATTTGTCATTGGTTCAAGGTTCTACATACGATTATACATATACACTTTCAGATACATCCACTTTGTTGCCCGTTGATTTTTACAAATCTGGAACTATATCCTTCGTCAATAGTAAGTTTACTTCTTCATATTCAAATAGTGCTGAGCGTTTAGTTATTAATACAAATACAAATGTTACAACAGCATTTAGTCTTCCCGAGTATGCAGTTGTTTATGGAAATAGTGTTCTTATAAAGGTTTCCAGTAAATATGCCGGGTCAACTAATATTATTGATGGCGCGGTAAAGGTTGTTATAAATAATGGTGTTGGACAAGCGGCTGCTTACAATTCTTCTAGTGGATTCTACGAATTGTTAGTTAGTTCAACTTCATTGGTTAAGGGGCTCAATCAATTGGTTGCCTATTTTACTCATTCTAATTACAGCAGTAACCCAGCTGTTTCTATTATTAATCTTTCAAAGATGTCCGAATTATCATCAAACCACGTAATATCACATGCGGTTTCTTCAGACAATACAACATTCTTAATTAATTTAACTGGCGTAGATGAATCTCTTGATAACTATCAGGTGTCATTCTTTAAGATTGATGGCGCTTCTGAACTTGTTCCAAAGACCAAAAAATCTGCTAGTCAGTATGAGTTTAATTATTCAGACATGAAATATGGCTCAAATAAAATCTTTGCGGTTGTCAACAATAATAAGTTTGATGTCCAAACAAATACAATTACTGTTTCAAAGGACAGAACAAATGTTAATATTACATACTCCGGACCAACATTAGCAGCATCTTACAAGTCTGGGACAGCTATTACATTGGCTTACCATACTACTGTTTCTAACACAACCACATCGGCCAGTGTTGATTCTGATATTGTAAAGGGTAATGTTGAGTTTCATAGAAAAATATTCAATGCTTCTACTACTTCATTAATTATAGATGAAATCATTGGATATTCTCCCGTTAATTCTAGTGGAATTGCTTCATTATCACACACATTTAACAGCATCGTTAGTTCAGTTTATTATCAATTTTATGCCGTTTATGGTAATGATGAAGATTACAATTCTGCTACTAGTAGTATATCCATTAATGTATCTGTTGTAAATCAGAACGCTTCTAGTATTAGTGAAAACAATATGTCAAGTCTTTTGACAACTTATAAAATGGGTGATTCGGTTCACCTTGAATATAAGATGGTTAATGGTTCTGATTTGACTACTCCCATTGAAGAAGGATTTGTTGAATTCCATATTAAGTATTCTGTTAATGAAACCGTCTATGACCAAATACTTGACTGTAAACAAGTTACTGATGAAAATAATGGAATTGTTAGTTTAGATTACACATTTGTTTCTTATGGTACTGTTTCATTTTATGGCATGTTTGCTAATTCAACTAATTATTTGTCATCAAGCACTAGTGATAGAGTCTTTACAATTGTTAAGCAATGGTCTTCTCAAATTGTTGGAAATTTATCTTCTATTAATGATAGTTACAAGGTTGGTGAAAATGTGAATATTACTTATACAGTTACAAAATCGGATTCTACTCCTATAACTGAAGGTGTTGTTGAATTCTTCAAGATGAATAACACTACAGTAGAATCATTGGGATTCCAGGCAATAAATGGTGATAATAATGGTGTTGTTACATTCAACCATATTTTTACAGATGTTGGCTCAACAATTAAATTGTACGCCGTTTTCAAAAACTCTGTTAATTTTGCTAACTCTACTTCTAGTAATAAATCAATTTCCATTATTAGTCAATGGCCTTCTTATATAACTGATTTATCTCCATGGATTACATCGGCTAATTACAAATATAAACTTGGTCAAGAAATCACATTGAAATATAAAGTATCTAAGGATGCTGCTGGTGAAACACCTATTACCGAAGGTCTCATTGTGTTTTACAAGACTATTGGGTCACAAACTGAAATTTTAGACTATGTTAGTCCTAATAATTCAGGAGAATCTAGCATTACATATAAACTAACCAATTATGATGTAAATATATCCTTTTATGGCGCTTTTGAAAATTCAGTTAAATATGTAGATACCAATAAGACAACATCATCTCAATCAATCTCGGTTGTAAAACAATTGTCTGCTACAATTACAAATACAAGCAATCTAAATTCTAGTTACAAATTGGGTGAAACTATTACATTGTCATTCAATGTTAAAGATAGTGCTACTAATAGCGCTGTTGTAGAAGGTCAATTAATTGTTTCTAAGATTTGTTCTCAAACCGAAACATTGGATTACTTAGAGCCTGATAATTCTGGTAATGTTACAATGACGCACAAACTAATCAACTTTGATAATTACATTACAATTAAGGTACGTTTTACAAACTCTGTGGCATATGCAAATACCGAAATTACTTTACCTTCTATTTACGTTACTAAACAATGGATTCCTACAGTTTCAAATGCTAGCACTTTGTTTCAATCTTACTATTTAGGAGATTCAGTAAACTTATCATTTAATGTTAAGGATAGTGAAGGCAATAATATTGAAGAAGGTCAAATTGCTATTTATAAGATTAATGGCTCAAATACTGAATTACTGGATTGTTTGAATGTTGTTAATGGTAATGTTGGTATGACATATACACTTGTTGATTATGATACTACTATTATTTTCAAAGCATCTTATTTTAATGCCGTTAATTATGCTGATAGCGAATTAATTTTGGAAGCTATTCAAGTTTTAAGATATAAAACTGCTATCATTACACAAGCAACTGGGAGCACATTGAATACCATTTATAAATTGGGTGATACTGTTACATTGTCATTCAATGTTAAAGAAATAGATGATACTCCAATTCATGGAGATGGTGTTGTTGCTGTTTATAAACTAGTTGGAAATGTTTCAGAAATCTTGGGTTATTTACAGCCCAATGTATCTGGTGATGTTACGATGGACTATAAATTGGTTAATATTGGCACCACTGTATTTAAGGGTGTGTTTGTTAACTCTGAAAAGTACGAAAGCACCGATGTTTCTTTGGACACGATTACTGTCGAACAATATAAGACACCTGTGATTGTAAATAACAGCACATTGAATGTAAATTACAAATTAGGTGAATTAGTTTCATTTTCATTCTTAGTAAAAGACAACACTTCAAATACTCCTATTTATGGTGATGGCAAACTTGCTCTTTATAAAATTTTTGGTCAAAATACCGAGATTTTGGGCTACTTAGTCCCTGATGCTCAGGGTGTTGCTATTTTTAATAACTATAGTTTAGTGGATGTAGGTGCGGTTTCATTCAGTGTATCATTTATTAATTCTGAGAAATATTCAAGTATTACACTCCCTTTTGGTAATATTAATGTTGTAAAACAATATCAAGTAAATATTGCTGCCTCTTATAATGGTGAGGCTGTGTTAGCTACTAATTATAAACAATCTAATACAGTTACACTTCAATATACTGTTACTTCTAATGGGTCAAATGTGAATGAAGGTGCTGTTGCTATTTATAAAGTTTCCAAGAATATTTCTGGTATTGTAGACAATGACATTACTGAAATTTTATATACTGCTACTCCTGTCAATGGTATTGTCTCATATACATACACCTTTGTAAATATTAATAATCAGATAGATGGTTCCGATACGGATTTAACAACCGACACTGTTCAATTTTACCCAGTATTTGGCAAATCAGAAAATTTTGCCAACAAGACTGGAACAACTGTTTCTACGCAAGTTTTCAAACAAAACAATTCTTCCATTGTTGATACTACATCATATCGTAATGGAACCAATTATAAAATGGGTGAGTCTATTACATTGTCTTACTTGGTTTCCAGTAATTTGGTACCTATTACTGAAGGTGTAGTAGAAATACATAGAACTTATACTGGTATTGCTGTGGGCTCTACGCTTATTGATGAAATTATTGGTTATGAAAATGTTGTTAATGGAACAGTTAGCCACACTTTTGTATTAACTGATGTTTCCAACAATAATGTTGATAATAATGGTTTCTATGGTGTCTTTAAAAATTCAATTAATTACCGTACTTCCACATCATCTACTAGTTATATTTCAGTGTTTCAAAAATACAATGCTTCAATTAGTATTAGCTCTGTTGTACAATCAAGTGCAAAGTTAGGTGATAGTTTAACTCTCACTTACTTGGTAACAGATGCTGCTACTGGACAACATTTAACACTTGTTGATGGACAAAATAATGGGTCAGTTGAATTTATTAAATCAATAACCGTGTCTGGATTAACAATTAGTGAGAGAATTGGATATTGTGATGTTGATAATAATGGAAATGCCTCTATTAGTCATACATTTGTTGATTCTGGGTCTGTTAGTTTTTACGCTAATTACAAATATTCTTCTATTCATAATGATGCTCAATCAGCATCATCTACAGTTATTGTTAGAAGCAAAAATGCTACATCTGTTAGCATAAGTATTAGTAATCCTTTGAATAATCAAAATTATATATATGGAGAAGACGTTGTATTGAGCACACTTATTACTAGTTCAGATACATCCAGCGTTATTAATTCTGGCGTGGTTGAATTCTTTTTGAATGTTGGGTCGGGTGATTTGTTGATTGGCTCAACTGCCGTTGAAAATGGTGCAGCTAATTTAACCTACAAAATCAAGGTTACTGGTTCTGCTGTGTTTTATGCTAAATTTTGTAATAGCAATGATTTTGCCGACAGACAATCTGTAAATATTAATGTTTCTGGCATTGCTAAGCGCAATCCTACTAGTATTGTATTGAATATACCCGCCACTACAAAGTATTTGGATAAGATTGTTGTTGATGCGGTAATTAGCTACGATATTGCCGATTGCTCTGCTACTCCTGGCACTGTAACATTCTCAGTTACAAATAATGACACTACTACAACTACGACGGTTGATGTTATTGTATATTTGGTGACAAATGTAATCAATTCATACAAAGCTTCATTGCCTTTGTTGCTCAAGAATACTTCTGACTATGTAATTAGTGCCACATTTAATGGAAATAATCTGTTTAATTCTGTTTCAACTGTGAGTAATAGCACAATTGTCCCGGGACTCACTGATTTGGCTTCAAACATTGCTACAGTCAAATATCCTTCATTGACATCATCAGTACCAGTTGTCACAATAGACAAGTCAGTTTCCGTTAGTCCGACCAATGGATATCTTACTTTGGGGTCCACAAATACTTATAATTTACCCAGTATTTCAGTTGAGTTTTGGGTTTATATTGACAACATTGTTAGCAATACTAGTGCCGCAAGCACACTTAAAATAGCTAGTTTATCCAATGTTTGCTATTTAACTGCTGATGGTAAGTTATACGCGCCTTCTAATAATGCTGGTGGAGTAATGACCGGAACATTTAATCTTTCTATTGCTGCTGGGCAATGGAATCACATTATGTTCACGTATTCTAGAACAAGTGATATCTATGGTTATGCTGGTTACGTGTTTGTAAATGGTGTTAGAAGTGGAAATACACAATCTTATGGAACTACAAGTAGAACGTTTACCAATGCTTTATTGAAATTAGGTGAAAATGGGCTAACTGCTAAGTTTTCTAATATCCGTATTTGGCCAACATTTATAAATACTGCAAATAATGTAATGATTTATAAGGATTATATTATGGTTCCTGGAATATTAAATACTGGGTTGGTTGGTATGTTTTATTGTAATGAAGGGTCTGGAAACAATGTTGTTGATGCGGTTTCTGGCGTATTGGGAACTAATTCAATCGCAAACACTGCTCTTACATTTGATAGTTCAGTACCATCTCTTTCGCAAAAGTTGGTGACAAAATCTATTATGACTAACTCTTCAACTGTGTATTATGTTAACGGTGGACCTAGTATTTATAGCAATCAAATGACTTTTGATTTTTGGTTTAAATCAACAGTATCAGCGGACACAAATGATCTTATATTTTTCAGGTATTCTTCTAGTTCAATATATGGACAATTATCTAAAAACAAATTTAAAATTGTGAATTCAAGTACGGGTGATTCAAATACAACTACTAATAATATTTGTGATAATACTTGGCATCATATTGCTATCACAGCGGATTCTATTAATTATACAAATGGACTTAAATTATACGTTGATGGTGTGTTGCAATTTACAATAAACGCACCCAATATACCTGCTGGATTTAATCATCGTATGTTATATTTAATGGGAAATCCGCCAATTACAACATACAATGTGAATGTTACCAATGTTCGCACTTGGTCTACAATGTTAACGCAAACCCAGGTTAACTTCTATAAATCACTTGTTTTAATTAATGCTGACAATTTGATTATGAATTTGTTGTGTAATGAAGGCACTGGAACCACTTTATTAAATACATCAACCTTAATTGATAGCACTTCTGGATTAAATTCTAACTGGGGAAGTGTTCAAAATATTATACAATTCAGTTCAGACGTGCCATCTGGGTTAACTGTATATGTTACACAAGACCCTATTCGCAAGATTACAACAACAGTTACACCTGCTGATATTACAAAGTCTAATTATTCTTACTTGTTGAACTCAGGTTATGTTATTTATAGACAGTTATTAAATGGAGCAGAAGTTTATAACACATCTGTAGCAGTTGAAAATGCTACCGCAACTTCTTTGGTTCGTTATGATACTTCTTCTGGATATACATTTACTGCGACATACCAAGATATATTGACTAGTCCAAATCTGACTATAACTGCTACTGAAGCGAGTCCTTAGGTTGTTTGGTTAAGGGATTTAGTTAAGATTTTTAAATTAGATAATAAATAAATTTATATAGATAATTTTTATATAAATTTGTTAGTTATTAGGTCTTTTTTGTTAGTTTATATGATTTAATATATAGTTTATTTGTAATTATGTCTTTTATTCATCATTTTATATATTTGTATTTCTTCACGGAATTTGAAATATTGTTTTATATTTATTACATTTTACCCTATGAGAAGCAACTTGTTTACAATATGTTTTCAAAGGATAGTATTTTTAAAAGCTTGACAAATGGTTTTAAAGATGACGACAAATTTACTAACTTATTGGATTCTTTTGAAACGCACAATTTTGATAAACAGTGTGATTTAGAGCAGGACCGCATTGACGCGAATCATAATAAATTGTGGACATATTGCTTCATTTATATTATTATAATGAATAGTTTATTGTTTCTATTCTTTGTCAAAGATTTTATAATTTGTTATCGCGACTATAATCCGAAATTTAGTTTATCATCTTTAACATCTTTATCTTCTTTAACATCTTTATCTTCTCCAACATTTTGCAATCAGACAACAAAATACAAAAAGAGTGATTTTGATATTGAAATGATTGACTTGGATGCGGCTGAGAAAAGAATGACTAATTCTAATAATGTTTCTTATAACTCATTCTGTATTTACTACTGGCACAAATCGGATTTTTTTGCTGCAACTTGTAAGACGATTCAGTTTATTATTTTGATTGGTATTTTTGAATATTTGTTTTTTAGCATTATTGTAAATAAATATAAGGTTGTTAGTGCAAAAATGTTGCTGTGTAAGTTGATACAGGGATAAGTTGTTTTACAAATAATATTTATATCTGAGATATTTTATTAAAATAAGTTTAATAAAATAAGTTTAATAAAATAAGTTTAATAAAATAAGTTTAATAAAATAAGTTTAATAAAATAAGTTTAATAAAATAAGTTTAATAAAATATATAATTTCGCATCATAGAGGGATTGAACCTCTGACCTCCCGGTTAACAGCCGGATGCTCTACCGACTGAGCTAATGATGCTTCAAGGTCCTACTGGGATTTGAACCCAGGTTAACAGATTCAAAGTCTGTGGTGCTAACCGCTACACTATAAGACCAAAAAAACACTACTAACTAATTATATTAGTCTATTGATGTAATGAAAATACGTAACGTATTTTTTTTAAATTGGCGAAGAATTAGTAACGAGCAATAATTGACAGATTATTGGATTACATTTAATTCTTCTTCTTATAATAAAGGCCTTTTATTAGAAGTTTTATAATGAGTTGTCGGATTTATTTTGGTTAAAATATGATTGCTGTGATAGATACTTATGTTTTTATTTTTTTCTACGCTTCCCCCTTTTTCCCCTTTTTTGCTTATAGTCGCTTCATTTTTACTACTAATACTATATTTTTATTTTTTATTTATAGTCCATTTTCGCTTACCCTTTTTAGTCGCTTACCCTTTTTTATTGCTGTATCCACATATTAATATGTTTGTTGTCTTTAAGTTATTTTTTTATAATATAATTAAAAACTAATAATAAAATGATGTCCAATTGATGAAATAATATGAAGCAAACTGTGATACATTTGCGACACTGAATTACTTGGGTGAAACGAATAATCGTCTGTTATATATCCATACGCGTATAAAAACACTACTAGTAAAAATGTTGTAATAATTAATGCGGATTTAAAGGTGTTACAATTGTTGAATTTATTATAAAATATGTATCCTCCGTAAAATATGATAGAATAAACAAAAATCTTATCAATAATACTTGTATAAGAAGTATTATATGTGTGATGAACTACCGACGTTATTGTTAGACATAAGAATAAAAATGCGTAGAAATAATGTTTGTAATACAATGCTAAAATTACGTTAGTTAGAAATATGAGAGAACTGTAAACACACAAGCTACATTTGGTATTTGATTCTGTTTCGTTCATTTTATAATATTCTTATCTTTTAATTCTTCCTCTATTTTATTTGTTTCTTTGTATACAACCTTGACATATAAAATATATGCTAAACCTATTATGTATATTGTTGCTGGAATATATAGCCCTTGCACATGGTTTAGTTTGCCATAAACATACATTATACCTTGTGCAAGTATTACTAGAAATATCCAGATAAATGTTAGATTGTCAGTGTTTTTTGTTATGTAAACGCGTTGAACTAAAAAGGAAAAGGCAATTAGGGCTAATCCGCCGGACATATAGGCTAATTCTTCATGTTTAAACATTTATATTTGGATTTACTAATATAGTTTACTATTTTATTTTGGTATTGGTATTGTTTATTTTTTTAAAACAATTTAAAGACTTATTTGTATTATAAATTGGTGGGGTCATAGTTTAGTGGTATAATTCTCGCTTTGGGTAAGCAGTTTTTCTGCAACATCAAATTTGCGAGAGGTCCTGGGTTCGATTCCCAGTGGCCCCCAGTGTGGGTGATTAGTAGAACGTAATGTTAGCATCGTTTTAGAAGCACACATTGTCCATTTTATATATTTTTGTTATTATATTTCAAGCTCGTATAACTCAGTTGGTTAGAGTGCTGTGCTTATAACGCAGAAGTCCTGGGTTCAAGTCCCAGTACGAGCACATATATATTTTATTAAATTATTTATAATAAAATACTTTTAATATTTTTTCCATATAAATCCAGCAGCAGTATAATTTTCCTTATTACATGTTCTAGATAAAAAAGATGTGTTAATATTAACACTTCTAGCCGCCTCTGATATACTATCAAATTTATTTATTAAATTACCATTTAAGTCATATTGCTCTACCCTTTTATTTATTTTTTTTGTATTATGTTTGTTATTTTTATAATGTTCTAACAATGAATTGCTTATTTTTGCCTTTGTTTCAGGATTATTTTTATATCTGTCTAATCTTTTTTGTGTCTCCTCCTTTGTAAATTTTTTACCAAAACAAGGATGATTTTTTCCTTTCATTCGTTCACTCATTTTTTTAATTTCTTCTTGTGTTTTTTTAATTCCAAAACAAGGATGATTTTCACCTTTTAAATTTTCACTAATTATTTTTTTTGTATATTCATTATGTTTATAATTATCACCACCTTCTAATAAATTATATCCGTTTGGGTAAAGTGTATTATACTTTTTAATATATTCTTTTTCATATTTGTTTGTATCTTCATCAAAACAAATACAAATAATTTTATACGTAAAATTATCTATACCATATTTTTTATAAGCATTTAATAGTATTTGACCAACCGTCTTATGTTTTAAATTTTTATGAGAATTCCATCTACTATTAATATCTTTTTGTTGACTCTGTCCTATATACTTTTTATTATTTATTTTATTTTGAATAACATAAATATAACCCATATTATTTATACTTTATTTATTTTTATATATTTTTATTAAATTATTTATAATGTAACAAAATACTTCATTGGATTATATATATATATTACATTGTTATATTAATAATGATAAATATATCTGATTTTTTATTGTATTCATCATTTTCTTACTAGGTTGAAGTCTGGCTTTTACTGGAATCATTTTTCTCATTGTATTTGTTTTATTTTTTAAAAACTTTCACAGCATTTCACATTCATATAGTTACAAATTAATTACATTATTATGTGTTATTGCGGCTGCGGTCTTTTTTGAAACAAAAAAGAAGCCAAATTTGGATTTAATTTCTTTACACATTTGAACATTTTATATTATGTATTATATATTTTTATTTATCTATTTATTATATAATGAGCTCAGCGCTTAATAATAATTTAGCTGAAATTAAACAATTTATTATTGATAACAATATTGTTGGGACATCGGCTGGTGTATGTATTGCTCTTGCTACCAAGGATGGCATTCAATCTTTGGTTGGAGATATAATTATTCCTGCTATTGTCATGTTGTTACATACATTGCATATTGATGGTTTGGCAAAATATTTGCCTGTTAAAGGCACTGCTAAATTAAATATTACTGATTTTATAAAACAATTTATTACGTTTATATTAATTATTGTTATATCATTTGTATTTGTTAAGTTTGCTTTTGGTTACTTATTAGGCGTCACTAATGCCAAAAAAGATGTTACTAATCCGCAATCTAAGTCTTCTGATGTTTCTAATGTTGCTGCGGCTGTTTCCCAAAAGGATTCGTTTTCAAATTTTTAAGGTTTTTGCTTTGCTGTTTAACATCTAAATGCTAGACCCAAGAATGCTACGGCTATTATTCCCAAGACAAGCCCTGTGTGCCAATAATACTGCATTGATTTATACATTGCTAACCACGCTTTTGTTTGCTCTGGTGAGTTTATATGTTGTAACATATACGTTGACTTTGGACTTAACATATAATAGAAATAATTGGTAACAAAACTTACCGATATGATGGTACAGACCATTGTTGAATTTGACATTGAAATGCGATTCTGGTTTCTATAAACAATAATAATAATGGATAAGACAAGACCTAATGCGTACCCATAATAGTATATTTTTTGCCTTTCTTCTGTAATTTTTTTATAAATATTTTGTAAATTGGCAGGCAATTGTGATTGATATTGCTGGATTGTTTTATTTTTTTGAGACGCATTTGTTGTAAAAATGGAGGCAATTACAAAGATGGTTGCTAAAGCACAGGATATATAACACGGCATTATATATTCTGTTTTTATTTTGATTTTTTTTATTGCTTGAATTTTTTATTGCTTGAATTTTTTATTGCTTGAATTTTGAAATAAACTGGGGTTCAAATTGTGTCTGTTGTATTGTTGATGTTTGTTCATTTTTTTGAACAATTGGTATTGTTGATGTTTGATAATTTGTTACAGGTGCCGATAAAATGGTCGCTTGAAACTGCTTTCTACAACTTTGATTTACACATTGTCTAAATGCGCCTCTATCTTGGGATTCCATTAGCGCAACTGAGTTCTGGTTTCCACAAAACATACATTTAGGACTATATTTAGCAGTGTTTATACTGCTATATGTGCTTGGATTGACGTGATGAAGTTGGTATGCCTGGTCTAGTGGTGTAAAATTAAAACTCATTGATTCTTAGTTGTTGTAATAATAATATTTATAATATTATTATTTTTTGGACGATTGCCTTTATTTTTATTTTTTATTTTTTATATCAGATTTATATAATGAAATTTGAATTAGAAACTCCAATTAATGTATTTATTTTGTTTATTATTTTGATAAAAATAGTGTTTATTTTG